TATACCGGACGAAGTGGCGTTGTTGATTTTGGGCAGTCTAATCTATTATCTCAGTTTACCGCTCCAACAGACTTTAAAACTCTTTGCACCGCCAACCTTCCCACACCATCGATCACAGATGGGTCAGCGTATTTTCAAACCTCTCTTTGGAACGGGAATAGTTCAACGCAGACCATTACTCAATCCGGTAACAGTACCTTCACACCGGGGCTTATCTGGTCGAAAGGCAGAAATAACATACAAGAGCACGTTATTTTTGACCAAGTTCGTGGAACCACTAAATACATTCAACCTGACAACAGCGGAGCCGAAGGTACACAATCAGGGGTTACCGCGTTCAACTCCGATGGCTTTGATTTAGGCTCATGGGCTGTTAGTAACGGAACTGGTCAGACCCATGTTGGGTGGCAGTGGAAAGCCAACGGCGCTGGCAGCAGCAACACCGATGGCGATATTACGTCTACTGTATCAGCCAACCCAACATCGGGTTTTTCCGTGCTAACCTACAGTGGCAACGGTTCTGACAACCAAACTATTGGGCATGGCCTTGGGATTGCCCCAAAAATGATAATTTCAAAACGAACTGATACAACTGGCAACTGGACCACTTACCACGATACCGTTGGCATAAATCAGGTGTTTTATCTTAATCTTACCAGCGCACCGACAAGCAACACTGAGCAATATCGCGCTGTGCCGACTAGCTCCGTCTACACCATTGGTGTGGGTGGTGACATCAACAACTCAAGCGGGACTTACGTAGCGTATGTTTTCGCAGAAATCCCCGGATATAGCAGCATCGGGAGTTATGAGGGAAATTCAAGCACAGATGGTACTTTTGTCTATACAGGATTCAAACCTGCCTTCATCCTGACCAAGAACACGGACACCGCAGATCAGTGGGGCATCAGAGATGCTACCAGAAACCCGTTTAATGTTACGGACAAATTGTTGAATCCAAACGCAGCAACTGCGGAAACTAGCGCAGCGTCGGGCTACATTGATATTTTGTCCAACGGTTTCAAGCCTCGTTCGTCAGATTCTAATATCAATACGCAGACCATAATATACATGGCATTCGCAGAGAACCCATTCGGCGGTGACGGCGTTGCACCAGCTACAGCAAGATAGGATAAGATTATGTGGAAATACTCCGGCAGGACTATTAAGGAACACAAAGCGTGGACCGATGATAATGGGATTACGCACCCTAAAAATTGGCATATCTGGTCTGCTGCGGATAAAGAAGCTGCTGGATTGGTTGAAATTATTCCAGACAGCCCGCCGGATAGTAGGCTGTACAACTGGTCGCAGAACGCTGATGGTACAATTAGCAGCACGGCAAAGCCGTTAGAAGATGTTAACGAAGTAGATGAAAACGGTGATCCGCTTCTGGATGACGACGGTGTTCAGGTGGTTACGTTAGGCGTCAAGTCGAGCTTGATTGCAGAGGTACGGTCACAACAGGGGTCACTCCTGTCTCAAACCGATTGGGCATTGGTTCGTTTTGTTGACACTGCTGTAGCAGTACCCGCTAATATCCAGACATGGCGCGATGCAATCCGGGCCAAGGCAACAGAAATGGAAACGGCCATCACTAACGCTGCTGATACTGACGCAATCGCTGCGCTGTTCCTGACGTATACGGTCGAAGATGACGGTACGATAACCAAATCCGGCATCTTGTACGATTGGCCGGAACTCGACTGATGAACGACCACGCCAAAACCATCGTCGATCTGAGCAGCATCACCGTCGTGCTTGCCACGCTGGTCGAATGGCTCCCCGCTGCGGCGGCTTTGGCTTCTTTAATCTGGTCGATCATTCGCATCTACGAAACTCAAACCGTGCAAAGGTGGGTCGAGAAATGTCGCAAGCAATAATGCTCTCTTACGGTGAAGTGATGCTACTTGGTGTGGTTATAGCTGCGCTGCTATTTGCAGCGTTCCGAAAATAAAATGGAGCTGGACGCCCGGATGATCCTGACACTGGCAGGGATGCTGGTATCAGTGGTTTCGGCTGCGGCCATCGTACGCCAAAAATTAGCTACGGTGATAGAACAGTTACAGGACATAGAGAAGCGGCTTCGTGGTTTAGATCGGCGTATCGATTCGCTGGATACGAGCGCAGAAAAGCAGGAGCAACGCCTGAATATCCTCGCACAGATGTCATCACCCGAGAACCTACGCCGAGATCATATGGTTTCTGCTGTGATGCAATCAGACATTGCGTACTTGAAAGCCGAAACTGCATCACTGAAAAAAATGCACAACGGCGTTCACCCGCCTGTGTCAAACGAAAGGGCAGCAAAATGATAGGTCTATTATCGGCTGTACTACCGTCCGTCATGGAAGTTGCCGGGAGGTTCTTACCCGAAGACAAAGAAAAACGTGCAGCAGCGGAGCGTGAGATCGAGGCGCAGCTTACCACCCACCTCGCAAAGATTGACCTCGCCCAGCTAGACATAAACAAGACCGAAGCGGCGCACCGTTCTGTGTTTGTGTCGGGCTGGCGTCCGTTTATTGGCTGGTCATGTGGCGCTGCGATGGCACTGAACTTTATCGTGTTCCCGCTGGCGTCGTTTGTCTTGGCACAAACAGGGCATCTGGTAGAACTGCCGACATTGGATATGAGCGAGATGATGCCGGTGTTGATGGGACTCTTGGGTCTCGGAGGATTAAGGACCGTGGAGAAGATTAAGCAGGTCAGCAAATAATGGTTGCCCGCCTAAAACTCTGGGCAGAGAAATTTTCAGAGGCGTGGGCGGCGTGTATGATTTGTATGGTGCAAGGAGACATTACAGTCCTAACCGTCAGCCACGCAGTAACTGCCTCAAAAACTGGGGCGCTTGCCGGTCTGGGTTGTGTGCTCGCCAGTTTTATACCAAGCAAACGCAACAAAACAACTGACGCGCTACTGACTGGCGCGGTCACGATGGCCGCAGACATTGCGATTCATCCAACACATTTCGGGCCACAAATGGCCGAGGCCGCACTTACCGGTATTGTGGCAGCAACTATTTGTTATTTAATCGGGAGAAAATAATGGCTATGAAATCAAAAGGCGTCGGCGTTTCTGAATGGAAGCCGCTCAAAATAACGCATCGCACCAGCATCGGTAACGGCTCGAACAGCAAGCCGTCAAACAAGCATAAGCGCCGGTCGTGGAAAAAGTACCGAGGGCAGGGTCGATGACCTTTGAGGAAAGCCTACGCCTAGTGCTGGAACAGGATGAAGGCATCGTGCATGAAATTTATGAAGACCATCTCGGAAATCCGACGTGCGGCATCGGGCATCTGATTATTGAGACAGATCGCGAATACGGTTGGCCTGTCGGCACGGAGATCAGCGAGGCGCGTGCCACGCAGTTGTACAATCAAGATGTTAATACCGCACTGAACGATGCTCGCTGGATACATCCAGATTTTGACGACCTGCCGACTGAGGCTCGCATCGTCATTGCATCTCTGTGCTTCCAGCTAGGCCTGCCTCGCTACCAGAAGTTCAAGTTACACCATGCCGCTGTTGGGGTTAAAGATTGGTCTGAGGCAGCAACGCAGTTGCGTGATAGTAACTTATACCGGCAGACTACAAATAGAACAGAACGCCACGCTAGGCGATTAGAGGGTATAAAATGAAAGTTAAATACGATGCTGCGGTAAACGCAGAAGGTGCGGTAGAGCCAGCACATGAAATAGAAATAGTTTGCGCGGGTTGTGGCTTCGATTTAGATGAAGCTGAGCTTGAAGCTGACACTTGCTCAGATTGTAATAACTCGTTAGAATTGAAGCGTAGTGTAGCTATTACAGTAACTACCGTCCCGCTGTCTGGGGCTACATTGGAGTAGCTTAAATGCCCCTTAAGAAGTTAGCTTTGAAACCCGGCGTTAACAGGGAACGTACTCGTTATTCCAACGAAACCGGTTGGTATGAGTGTGATAAGGTGCGCTTTCGGCAGGGGTATCCTGAGAAGATTGGTGGTTGGCAACGTATATCTAACAACACGTTTCAGGGTGTGTGTCGATCTTTATGGTCTTGGGTAACACTTGGTAGCCAAAACTTTGTAGGTGTCGGCACAAACCTTAAGTTCTACATAGAACTTGGCGGGGTTTACTACGATATAACGCCTATCCGCACTACAACTACCAACGCGGCCACTTTTGCTGCTACTAACGGGTCCGCTACAATCACAGTTACTGACGCATCTCACGGCGCTTTGGTAGGTGATTTTGTCACCTTTAGTGGCGCTGCATCTTTGGGTGGGGATATAACCGCTGACGTACTTAATCAAGAGTACGAAATCCAAACAGTTCCTAGTTCTAATACCTACACCATCATCGCCACCGCCACAGCTAACGCATCTGATACAGGCAATGGTGGGGGTAGTGTTACTGCTGCCTACCAGATTAGTGTTGGTGACGATATTTCTGTACCTCTTACGGGTTGGGGTGGCGGCGCTTGGAGCAGCGGTGTTTGGGGTACTGGTGGGACAACTGACTCTCCGATGCGCCTTTGGAGCCAGTCTAATTTTGGCGAAGACCTTATCTTTGGCCCTCGCGGTGGGGCCGTATATTACTGGGATGTGTCTTCTGGTACTTCTTCCCGTTCTGTAAACATATCTACGCTAGGTGGTGCTTCTGATACCCCAACAGTACAGAACTTTATTCTTGTGTCAGATATTAGCCGGTTTGTTTTTTGTTTCGGCGCTAACACTATAGGTACATCTACACAAGACCCAATGCTTATTCGGTGGTCTGACCAAGAGGATGCCGCTAACTGGACCCCTAGTGCCACTAATCAAGCAGGCTCTCTACGGTTGTCGCGTGGTACTGAGATTGTCACGGCCCAGCAGTCCCGTCAGGAAGTGCTCGTCTGGACTGACTCCTCCGTTTATTCTCTACAGTATCTAGCTGGTCAGACTGTGTGGGGCGCTCAGATCGTGGGTGATAACATATCTGTTGCCTCGCAAAATGCCGTAGCCTACGCTTCAGGGATATCCTTTTGGATGGGCCGCGATAAATTCTATATGTACGATGGTCGTACACAACCACTACCCTGCGATTTACGTCGGTATGTATTCAACGATTTTAATGAAGCACAGCTAGATCAGGTGTTTGCCGGGACCAACGAAGAGTTCCATGAAATCTGGTGGTTCTACTGTTCCGCCGATTCCTCAGTGGTAGATAGGTATGTTGTTTACAATTACCTCGATAAAGTTTGGTACTACGGTAATCTATCTCGGTCAGCGTGGCTTGATTCTGGAACGAGAGAACACCCCCTTGCAGCTACATACAGCAATAACCTCGTAAACCATGAAGAGGGTGTGGACGACAACGAAACTGCTACGACTACAGCTATAGATGCCTTTATAACTTCGGCGGAGTTTGATCTGGATGACGGGCACAGGTTTAGCTTTATATGGCGCGTGCTGCCCGATATGACCTTTGATGGGTCAACGGCATCTTCCCCTGCGGCTATCATGACTTTCTACCCCCTTAAGAACTCTGGGTCTGGGTATACAAGCCCGGCTTCTGCAGGGGGTACTAGCAGTGGGACTATAACGAGAACCGCAGTAGTGCCTGTTGAGGCTTTTACCGAGCAGATAAATACCCGTGTTCGGGGTAGGCAGATGGCGATCAAGATTTCATCTGACGAGTTAGGCGTGCAGTGGCAGTTGGGTTCTCCACGGTTAGATATGCGTCCTGATGGCAGGCGGTAATGGCAAACGAAATAGATAACGTAGAGCCGCCCGCACTACCTTTACCCACTGAAGAATACGACCGCCCTGCAGCCGACCAATCCAACAATGTGCTGCGGCTGTTCTTTAATCGGTTGGCCTCCATAGTAAATACACTGCTGAGCACGGATGACGGCGGTAAATATCTTTACATGCCTCGTGCTTCGTTCTACAGCACCGTGGATCAGACGGCGGCGTTGGTAAATACCGGGTATGCGGTAACATTTAATAATACAAATTACAGTAGTAATGTAACTCTATCTAATAGCAGTCGCCTAAATGTTGTTAATTCTGGCGTATATCATTTCGACGTTACACTTCAGCTAGAGCATAATAACTCTAGTGATACTCCTATTACTATATGGGAAGAAAAAAACGGTAGTGCAGTAGCGTATTCAGGTCATAAGTTTGATGTAAAAGGCAACGATGATTACGTAATCCACTGGGGCTTTACGGCGTCTTTGGCGGCGGGGGATTACATTGAGGTGTATTGGGCTACAGGTGATACCCAGCTTAATCTACATACTGAAGCTGCAACTTCCCTGCACCCCGGACTACCCTCGGCTTCTGTAGATATACAGTACGTTAGCAACTCATAGCGCGTGTTTGCCGCGTTACCTCTATTATGCTAGCATCCACGCCCCTTTAACGGAGGTGCAAAAATGGATCATGTAGCGCTCTTTAATGAGTTAGTAAAAGTAATCAAGGTAGTTGGTGGTGAAGGAGTACAAGCCACATCAAAAGACGACAATCTTACTGATATAGGTTTAGATAGTCTCGATATAGTTATGCTCCACATGTACGTGTCAGAGTTGTACGGTTTAGACGACGAGGCGGCTAAAAACATACCGGTAGATACTGTAGAGGCTGCGTTTGTCTACGCAGAAGAGCATAGCACTAGAAAGCCCGAGTCTATAGAAGAAGCTATGAGGGACGTGCAGTGATATATATGACGCATTGCGTTACCGCCTCTACGACCGAATCCACCGTATACGAAGACATAGCCTTCCCACAAAGGGTGCATATATTCCCGGAGACTTACAGCCGGATTAAGTCTGGTATGTCTTACCCACCCCACGTGATGTTCAGTAAGGTTATTACACCCGAGGTATTGGAGTACGTAAAAAACAATCCTGTAAAAGGTAAAACGGCTTTTTTGTTTGCCGCCGGTAGTCAAGGGTGGTCCGGTATTGGTGGACGGTACGACAAAAACCCCGACGCAGAACTACACTATAAGACGAAAATACCCTTTATAACCCTGACCAACATATACGCCGGACGTATAGCATCTATGTTTGGCGTAGAGGATTATGTGGCTACAGATGCCACGGCCTGTGCGTCTAGCTTAAAAGTTCTTATGGATATGCAAAACCTTATATCCCAGTATGGGTTTGATAGAGTTATAGTTCTTAGTGGTGAGGACTCTGTATCCATACCTTCTCTTGAGTTTTTTGGGGATGCCAACGCTTGTTTGCTCCTAGACGATGAGGATAAACGAAAACCTTCCGCATTTGATAGCGTCAACTACGGGTTTCATGTTGGGCAGGGCGCTGCACTTACTATATTTGAGTCTGAGCACGCCGGTATGGCTGCGCCTATAACTCGGTTTTTAGGTGCATACACAGCTTCAGAAAACTCAACAAACCCGTTAGGTCAACGTGAAGACGGTGCTGGGTATGTAAAAGCCATAGAAGGTGCATTGCTTGTAGCCAGATTAGACGCTAGTGTAGTAAAATTAGTTAAGACGCATGGTACCGGTACCCCGGTAAATAATGTTGCAGAAAAGACCGCCCTCACTAATACGTTAAGTGAGTTCATTGCTACGTCGTACAAGCAACGTATAGGACATACTTTGAGCGCTAGCGGTCTTTTGGAGACAGGTCTGCTGTTTGAAGATATAGCAAGAGGTTCCATCCCTGCTATACCCAACCGAACTGAGCATGACCCTGTTTTTATATCTAACGACTGCCCCGCTCCCAAAGGTGTTGTTCTTAGTTTGGCAGCGGGTATGGGAAATGTATATTCAGCGGCATTGTTTAGCGCCGAGGTATAGTTATGGAAATTGTAGATAGCCGCCAGAAAAAATTAGAAGGTCCAGATATACTGGTTATGGCTGCATACTCTAACAATGGCGCGTCGGCGGCTGTTGGTGAGGTATACCCTCCGGGCACAGCTCTCGCAGCTATTGCTAAAGAGATGTCTATGCCTAGATCCGACACTGTACAGTTTGGTAACACTGTATATCTGTCTCATAGAGGCAAAGGTAAAAACAGCAAGAAGATGGTTGGTCGGGCGTTTAATGTAGATACCGGCAAGAACTTTGTTAATAACTCTCTGAGGTATATAAATTACCTGCAAAAAAAGGGTATAACTCATTACACTACTTGGTTTAACGGTGATGATTTTCTAAACGGGTTTAGGGTATTTCAGCGTATGACTAAAGGTTCAGATACGCAAATCGGTATCGCTCGGCGTGAGGATAGCGGATATATTGTCTATACTAAGATAGGTAAAGAACCTATCGCTATTAGGAATGTGTAGATGTCTTTTGTAGCAGACGCCGTTGGTTCAGCAGTTAGTTGGGTTGGGGACGCTGTTAGCAGTGTAGTCGATTTTGTTGTAGACGATATACTTGAACCCGTTATTGACGGTGTTGGCGGCGTTATTCAGGGTATGGTCGATGACCCCCTTGGCACAATCATCATGGTTGCTGCTGCTTTTACCGGCCAGCCGTGGGTAATAGCCGCTGCCTCCGGCGCTAGAACAGCTATTAACGGAGGTGATATAGGTGATGTATTACTCTCCGCCGCTGCGAGTTATGCCGGTGCAAGCGTTGGAAGTTACGTAGGTGATTCTGTAGGTAGTTACGCAGGTGACGCGCTTGGTGATACTGTTGGAAAAATAGCTTCAAAAGCCGCTGCTGGAGCTACACGTGGTGCTGTTAGTGCTGCAATTACAGGGGGTGATATTGCTAGCGCTGCCTTATTCGGTGGATTAAGTGGTGGGGCTAGCGCTGGTTTGTCAGAAGCGTTTAGTGGGTTGGATGACCTACCAGATGAACCCGGTGGCTACAATAGTTTTGACCCAGATGATATCGGTAGTGTGGATGATATCGGGAACAACTTAGGTGCTGCCGATTATTCTGGGTTTGAAGGGTTGTACGAGACCAATCTTTCTAGTGTTACGAATGAACTTAAAGATTTAGTAGACGATTTTAACGGACTCCCAGAAGTTGTTCAGGACATGGTGGCTGGTAGCACCGCCGCTGCCGTTACTTCCCTTGCTATGGAGGGGGAAGTAGATCCTGATGCTGTCGCTGCTGCTCTAGGGAAAGCGGTTATAACCACTGGTGTAGTGAAAAATCTAGTATCTGAATCAGATTTCTTTACTGGAGATACAGACGAGGCACGCACAAGAACAGCGCTTATAACTAAAGTCACTAACGATGCGGTAGATGCGGCTTATGCAGGCACTGACCCCTACCTCGCTTTTACTCGTGGTTTCGACAGTGCCGCCATGTCGGGTCTCGCTGAAGAGATAAAGAACGTCGATTTAGGTGGTATACTAGATGAGATAAGTGGTGCCCAAGAAGTATTTTTGGATGCACAGGAACGTCAAACGCAAGCTGTAGCCGAGCGTGAGAATATAGCTGATATAGCCCGAGATGAATACGATGCGTATAAGGCGTTAGTAGACGAGTACAATGACGATATCCGCTTCACTGATAAAGAAAGCGCAGATGCTTTCTTACTACGCATAGACGAAGCGCGTGATGCACTACAACTCACTATAACTGCTTTAGAAGATGCTGATGCTGGGATTTCTTCTCTGTCTGAAGAATACAATACCGCTGCAGATGCTCTAGTAAGTAAAGAACAACTAATTGACCAAGCTATAGTACCAGCACAGCAGGTAGCTACTAAGTCTATTGTTGAGGCACTTACAGCTAACCCTGAAACACTAGCTGTAGAGTTTAATCCTGAAGAGTATGCCCAGCTAAACAACTTGGAAGATGGTGTTGATCCCTACGCACATTGGCTCGCTACAGGCCGTAAAAACAGCATAAACCAAGCCGATTATGATTCTAGGCTAGATGAGCGGGTACGCAACGAAGCTAGCGATCTCGTACTGCAGAACGTAGACACTAAGTTTAATAGTCTGGAAGACATAGATGATTTCTATGCAGCGGTAAAAGCAGGTGTTGGCAACGATATAAATGCGGATACTGGCACCATAAGGGCTGCAGCACAGCAGTATATAGCTTCGGTTGAGAGCAGTGATGCGGGTGTTGGCCCTGCTAGTGTTGTGCGGAACGCTTCTGTAACTGATTATGACATAATAAATGGTACTGCGGTGCCGATCTATGACGTAGATGATGATGGTAAGCTGACCATAGAGTACGTGCCGATGACGCAGGGGTCACGTATATTCTCCCCCGAACTTAACCAGTATGTAATACCTGAGTATGATGCTGCGTCAGGACAGAACATATATCGTGATCTTGGGGGAGTAGAAATATCAGGGTTCTTCCCCGGAGAAGCACGAAACTCTGCAGCATCTCAGCGGCTACTAGCACCCCCAACTCTTATGGACCTCAATACAGAAGCGCCAAGTGCGGCTATAGCTACGTATAATACGTTTGCAGCAAACGACAGACCGTTAGACAAGTACAGTCTTGAGACAGCTAAACTTATTGAAGCTGCACGTAAGGCGTCTTCGGTAGATGTTAACAACGCTATTGGGGATGCTTGGACTCTAGGCCCGGACAGCGAGATATTTGATCGTTATTTCGTTGGTTCAGAGGATCAAACCGCGTTCGTAGATACCTTAACTGCTAACTCTGATAAGGCGAATACACAGTTAGCGCTGGAAGCAGCGTCCGCTAAGACTCCTGAACAGATACAGGCTGTGTTGGCGAAAGCAAACCAAACTAATATACGACCGCTTTCGGAGGTGTTTACTACACTCAACCCTGAAGTATCTAAGTTCTCAGTGGGTGGTGACGAAGAATCCCTGCGTAACCTGTTTAGTTTTGATGTAGATGCTGGTCCTCCTCCAATAGAGGGTAGCACTGAAGATGACGCCTACAGTTACTACCTGTCATCAGACGTACTTAATAAATCGCTGGGGCTGGATAACTATGTACCGTTGCCCCCTGCGGGTAATGACAACCGGATGTCTGTAGAAGATGACCTGCGTATGGGTCCACCCTACGTGTATGAAGAAAACAGACTTAGAGCGAACCAAACTACGCCTGATACCGGCAGTGTTGTAGATACACTTGGAGATCTTGGTATAACACCACAAGGTGTACAAAGCGGTTTGGCGGATATATTAAATATAGCTTCGAATAGAATCACACAGACACCTAGTAGTGGGCAGCAAGTACAGCAAGTACAGCAAGGGCAGCAAGGGCAGTTTAACCCGTTAGATATATCTAATCTTCTACGCACAACTACAAATGTAGGTAGTAATACATCAGAAGTT